AGTGAACGGATGCCTTGTTTGCTCATTTTCCAGTCCATCCTTCAAACATTAATCTGAACAGGCTTTGTAATGTGGTGCCGGGTGCCTCCCGGTGACGCCAGCCAGTTAACAACTGGAGCCGGTAGCTTCTTTTCCACCCCACTCTAGGAAACGAGTGATACTGCTTTAACTGATCCGCGTGCGCATAGCCGCATTCACCACATTACAAAGCCTGTTGATTCTTAGCCTTGAGGCGGCCAACCGAACGTTTAACCTATCGCACCGTTGTGTCGATAAGTAGAGAATACTACATAAAGTAGATTGGTCAACACCAAAAGTAGAAATAAATATCTACTTTAAGTTGTTTTATTGGTGTGGAGACACAAAAAAACCCAGCATTGCTGGGTTTAGGAAGGGGGTTTGGAGGTTATTTTTTGTCGGGGTCTGCGTATTCGCTGTAGAACTCCAGGAGCTTCTTATAGCGAATCTCAAAGGCCAGAAGCATGTTGTTTGCCTCGGCATCAGGGAATTTTCGGAAGACACGAATCAGGCGTTTCTCTTCATCGCTTAAGCTGGTGAATTCTGTTTCGTCGGCTTTATCTGGATGGGAGGGGTTCGAAGCCTCTGGAACGCTATTGGATTCAGCTACGTTTTCTACTGCCCCGTAGTCCAGCCAGGCTGGAGGCACGTTCAACCATTCCGCAATTCTAATTAGTTTTTCATCGCGTGGTTTTGCTGTGCCGAGCGTATACCGCCTAGCCATTTCGTAGGTGACCTGTCCCGCATGACTTAATTGCTTAACAGACAAGTTCTTTTTACTCATCTCTTGGTTAAGGCGGTCTGCGAAGTCTTGATGCTTATTCGATTTTTCTACCATAGGTAGAAGATTACGGCAGAGCATGTTTTTAGTCATTTCTATTTTAAGTAGTTGCATTCTCTACTTTGTGTAGTATTCTCTACTTACCAACTCACAGGAGGTAAGAATGCTTACACCATATAAAAACATTACGGAGAAAGCCGTTAGAGCGATTGGGAATGTTTCCTATGTCGCTCGCATGTTCGACTTTAAGTCGAGTCAGTCAGTAGCAAATTGGATTAATCGTAATTGCGTCCCAAGCGATCGCGTTATCCCTCTCTGCCGTATGGGGGGCTGGGTCGTCACGCCTCATGAACTTCGCCCAGATCTCCATCCAACACCACTTAGTGGGCTTACGGAAGAAATTATCACCAAGCGCCAGAAGGAGTCTGATTGATGGAAATCAAACACGAGCACGTTGAAATGGTTCTGCTGGCCTGGGCTGCAGAAGTTGGTCAGGCGTTCGCGGCCAATGCTATTGCTGAGGAATATGCACGTATTGGCGGTAATCAGCTGCGCCTGGTACCGGGGAAAACCTGGAGTAACCAGCAGAACATTTTCCACCGCTGGCTGAAAGGTGAGACAGAGCTGCAGCGCGAGAAAATCCGTTTACTGCTTCCGGCAATCCTGCGCGTTCTCCCGCGTGAAATCCGTCACCGTTTGAGCATCTACGACACCATTGAGCGTCGGGCGCTGCTCGCGGCTCAGCACGCTATTGGAACGGCTATTGATGCGCACGATGACGCGATCGAGGCCGTATACAGCAAAGCGTATCAACCTGGCGCTGTTGAAGTACCAAAATACCACTGATTCCGGAGGTGACTATGTGTAACCAGTCTGCTGCTGAATTGATTGCTCGCCTAAAACGAGCCTATCCGGCGTATACGCCGTCTGAAGGTGATAGCGCTTGTAATGGTATCCCTAAAGCCGGATCGCGCTTCCAGCACAGGCACAAGGGACACATGGTGACGGTAATCACTGCGACAGAGAAAGATGTTTCCTACCGGAAAGCCTGCGGTGCTGTTGGTTGGGTGGGATTACGCGAGTTTTTACGGCTACACAATGAGGTTTTGGTATGAGCAATCAGGTCTTTGAAATTGTTCAGGCCATGTCAGGACAGGGGAACTGCATCACGATCCCTGGCCCATATCTGGACTTCTTTGCAGGGGACAGGCAGCAGCATTTGCTGGCGGCAATTCTCAATCAACTGGTGTTCTGGTCGGGCAAATCAAGCCTGCCAAACGGCTGGTTTTACAAAGAGCATGCAGCACTTGCAAAGGAAGTTCGGGTTATCGAAGGGGATGTGGTCAGACGGGCCATTTACAAAATCACTGAGCAATATTTGCCCGGTGTAATTCAGGAAGAACTTCGACAGGTGAACGGTACCCCGAAGAAGCATTACCGCATCGACCAGGAAGAACTGATGCTCAAGATATTCCCGACAATTCTGGATTCGGCACAAGTGCCGAATGGAAGCAAGACATTGAAAATTATGGATTCGGCAAAAGCGCCGAATGGAAACGGCACAAACGCCGAATGCATTCGGCATAAACGCCAAATCCAGGAATCGGCACAAACGCCGAATGGAAACGGCATAAGCGCCGAATCCTATCTCTATACAGATCTTAAAAATACAGATCTTAAAACAGATCTTAAAAACCAAGGGGGGAAGGCTTCCCCTGTGGATAAATCGAATCAGGAAATTGAGATTCAGGACGCTACCGAAGACAGCAATCTTGCTACCGATGAAGACTTCGATCTCGCGATGTGGTTCTGGTCAACCATCATCGAAATGTACGAACGAGCGGCTGAATTCGACGGCACCCTGGCGAGACCAAGAGAACCAAATTTTGTTGGCTGGGCGAATGAAGTACGCCTGATACGCCAGGAGCACGGCTGCACCTACGAGCAAATCCGCACGATGGTTGAGCGCATTCAGCGTGATCGGTTCTGGTGCCCAAAAATCCAATCCTTGCCAATGCTGCGCAGCAAATGGCCTGAACTGGTGCTGAAGCTGTGTTCTGGAAACCTGGCAACAGGTAACGCGTTCGGCATGGGTGGTGGTCTGGATACACATATCCCGAAAGGGTTCCGGGGTTAACAGGAGTTATTTCATGAAAACCAAATATCGCAATGAAATTACAGCTTTCGAATTCCTCAAGACTAACCCTGATTTGACGTCTGCTGAACTGGCAAAAGCTATGGGGCGCGGAGTGTGTTCAATCAGTAGCCACATGCATCAGTTGCATGCCATAGGCAGAGTTATCCAGACCGGTATTCGCGACGGCGTACCCACCTGGCGAGTGAACGATATGCCGTTTGGTTGTAGCAACCCGATTCGAATGATGTTCGACAACCTGCTGAAAGAATGCCGCGCGACGGCCTGATGAACCTGACAAAGAGAATAAATCTGATGGAAAAAATCACTGACGTTTTAAACGAGCTGGGGAAAGTGACCTGTCGTGACCTGGCGAAGTATTTCGACCTTTCAGCCCCTGAAATGCTGGCGCGTCTGCTGGTGCTGGAGAAAGAGGGCAAAGCTCAAAACCTGAATGGTTACTGGATGAATGGCGGTACTAAAGAACCTGCTCAGCTGAGCCATAACCTCACCGAACTGGATATGAAGCTGCTGCACTCGGTCCCGGTAGGCGTCTGGTTTGAGTGGCAGTCATTGGTCGGCACCGTTGATCGCCCTCACTACCGCTGCGGTCGCCTTGTTGAAGCTGGGTTTCTGAATTTAAAGGTTACTAACCCAGATTGCCCGTATCACAGCACGCAGTTCCTGAAGCTCCGGGAGGTTTCACGATGACATCAGAGACTTTACCAAATTGCCCGGTTTGCGGAGAAGGAAGGCCGCGACAGATAGGACAACATCGGGCCATTTATACAGCTCACATGCACCTTGAATGCACTAAGTGCCATTACCGCATCACACGAGCCTATATGGCTGGCTCAGAAAGAAAGGCGCGGGAAGAACTAAGAAAAGAGTGGATTGCTCAGGCAGATAAGAAAAATAGCGAGAAGACAAATGGCTAAAAACTCAATAGACGCATACGGCGCCAGCGGGAAAACCAACGTACTTAACTTTGAGCCCGAAAACCTTTACCTGGTAACCGATAAATCGCACCCGCTTTACGACGAGCGGATCCATCTGCCAATCAATGAGCCGATGGTACTGAACATCATGGACCAGGGCGTTCTTGAGCCGATCATCGTCTGGAAAGACCCGGAGACAGGTCGCTCCTGTGTTGT